TAATGCCGTGAACTCTTGGATGACGTTGTAAACCTCATCGCGGCTGTTGAGCAGCAGGTTGCAAAGGAACCGTGGCTCCTGGGCGCCTTTGCCGTCACTGACCAAAGTGTTGCAGTATTGGCTGATCGTATAGAAGTCGTAACGATCAAGACTACTGGCTGGGATGGCGGCCCCGTAGCGCGTATTGGTCAGCAGATCCCACAGGCACCAAGCTGGATCAGCGCACCATGTAGCAGCACCAAACGTACCATCCCAGACGCCTGCATAGGTGACGCGGCCAAGGTAGGTTGTGGTATCTACCGTGGCATTGCTTGGCAACTGTACCTTGATGCCACGCACCAAGTATTTACGGGATGGAATACTACTGAATTGGCGGCTGTCAAATCGCAGGAACGATAGTGCGCTGTTGGGATAACGCAGCTTCTCATCAATGATTTCTGTGTAACTGTAGAAGTAAGTTTTATTCTGGCTCCGTGCGCTGATTGCATCTGGTGATATGCGCTTCAGTCGGATGTCAACCGGGAACGCACCGCTTAACGTCAGCATGTAATCACGCTGGTAGCTGTTGGTTGTCTTGCCGCTGATGGTATCCGCGATTACGGTTGTAAATCCACCGCCGTTGTATTGAACCTGGATTTCAATGTCAACGCTATTACCGGTGATGTCACCGTTGGTTTCAATGGTCCGGCACGCTGGCATCTGCACCGTAACGCGCACGCGATCGACATCAACATCCGTGACTGTCCTAGTAACTGCTGCCGTATATGATGCCTCTACATTGACGCCTTTCTCTAGCTCTGTTCCATTGGTGTTCGGGATGTACGCTTGCGCTTGCGTACCGTTGCGTGTGACGACTGTGTAACCAGTGAAGTTATCGGTCCCAGATGCACTTTGAATTGGTGTGCCATCAAGGTAGATACCCTTAGCGCCGCCTTCAATGCCTTCTATTTCGCCTTCACTGAGCAGATCCAACACACTGCCATATTGGACTGACTGAAGCGAATCATCCGATTCCGTTGCAACATACGACTGACCGCCGCCACCGCCACCGCCTTTACCGCCGCCGCCACCGCCGCCGCCGCCGCCAGAACCCTTGATGTATGTCATACAAGTTGATCCACGTCGAGGCCACTGCTGATAACAGCAGATCCGATGTAGCACCGACCATAGCAAATCGGAACCGGCATCCCCTGCTGCACCGTATTGGTGATGCCAGAGAACGTAAACGACTCAAGCCGTGCCGCTTCTTTGCCGCGTTCAAAGCTGGAAAATGTTGGAGCAGGTGACAGCATTTGAGCGACGCCGCCAACCACCAGTGATACGCCTAGAAATCCAACCGCTGATGCAAATGCACCGCCAACCAAACCCATGCTGATGGCAGCGCCAGCACCTGTTGCGCCTCCAAGACCAGCGCCAAGTCCAAGGAATCCACCTGCCGCTGGACCAATGACAATGGCCAAAGCCACCAAGCCAATGCCAGCCAGTATCTGCCCTGCTCCTTGACCAGCACCAGCGATCACGGGCGTGATGCTGAACACGTCGCGCTCACTCCATGGCAGCAGCAGGGCGCCAGCTTCAGCTTCACCGATCCGCTCCTTGCCGATCGTGACCCGATAGCCGACGCCATCCTGCTCGCTATCAATCAGCCATTTGTCCAGGCCGGGGAAATTGGCGCACAATGCCTTGATGGCCTGAGCAGGCGTATCAGCCTCGAACTGGAAGCGGCATTGCCCTAGCCGTTTGCGGAGGGCGCCGTAGACCTTAACGACTTTCATGCCGCAAGACCATGGCAGTGTTCTTAGTATAGTAGCTCCCAAGAACGTCCCTACTACTCAGGCGTCCTTGGATGTGATGCAGGATCTGCTGGTCGTCGATGTAGATTGCGGCGTGATTTGGCAACTTGGATCCAAGCTGCATCAGTAAGGCATCACCATATTGCAACTCTTCAAACGGGATCTTGCGAAACCCTTCGCGGTGGAAGTTATCAACGTATAGATTCTCGCCACGCTCCCAGAATAGATCGCGGCGTTCGTAATCATTGAGTTGCAGGCCAAACTCTTTGCCGTACCAATCACGGCATAACGTGTAGCAATCAACCACACCGAAGACGAACTCGCGGCCAACGTATGGCAGATCAAAATTATCAGGTTTGCAATCGCCCCATGCTTCTGTCTTCGGATTGACGATCACCCATGGCAAGCCTGACTTCTGACAGGCAACGCGATCCGCTTGGCTTGGAGCTGGATTGGTAGCTGGGTGGCTGTGGACAATGGCCACGATTTCGCCTTGGTCTTCCACTCGCGCATAGTCTTCACCACTTAGCACAAAATGCTCATCCGGTGTCGTTGCAATGTTTTGGCAGGGGAAGTAACGGCGCCGACCTTTGACTACTGCGATCAAACCGCAGCATTCGCGTGGGTCTTCAGCTTGTGCGTGCTCTAGGATTTGGGCTTCAAGCGTTTCGGTTAGCTTCATTGTGATAGCCCTGCCCCAGGGTAGCTGCCGAATGGTAATGCAGTGTCCGGTGTGCGGAAAGTGTACTGAGCATTAGCTGCAAACTGATAGGTTGCGGAACTTGGCGAAGCTGGCAGGAATTGGATCTCAACATATTGTTCACTGCTATCTAGGTTGCCGTAGTTGCTTAATGTTATGAAGCCAGAACCGATAGAGGTGATAGTGCCTTCTATTCCGTTTGATCCCCAGGCTATCATGCCGGTGGATAAACCTGTTGTGTCGATATTTATTTGCTGTCCAGTTAGTATTCTAAATTCAGTATCTTCATAGATAAATGTATCAAAAATTGGCACATAAGTGCCGGGCCTGGTAATTGAGTACGGCCTCCAGCTAAGTGTTACGGTGGTCCCAACGACCGCGAGAACTGTGGTATTCGCATTTAAATATGTCCCAGTTACTTCAAGACCAACAATAATACCAGTGGCATCGGTAACTACCATTGAAGCTCCTGTGGTCGAAACAGTGCCTGTCTTGCTGCTTGATGTAGTCATCATTGCAGCTTGACTCAAGGTCAAAGTTGTGGCATTAACTATGGCACTGATCGTGGTTCCAGACGGGATGCCCAACCCAGACACCGCTTGCCCTGTGGCTAAGTTGAAGTATGGCGTTACAATCATTGATGTGCTGCCATTCGTCACAGACCCATCTAGCGTAAATGGTGTGAAGCGTACGTTGCAACTGCTTAATCTTTTGCCGCATACATCACTGCCGCTTGATGCTACTTTATTGTCGTTGATGTCGTAATAATCAGTTCCGTTGTATCCACATTCACCGCCGCGATACACCCACTGGCATACATTAGCGATGATCTGACGCCGTGGTAACATCACACCAGCAAGATCAAACTTACTGGCTAGTTCAAACTCAACTGCTGCGCGGTTTTCATTTGCCTTCCGGTCCACATACCAGATCTCATCTGGGAACTTAGCGTGTGGATCTGCCCCGGCCTCACCGTCCAGGTATTTCTTCAGCGTACGGATACGAACAACCTTCGCCCCGCCAAGGTCATTGCCTGCGGTAATCATGTTAACTTGCAGCAACAATGCTGTAATACTGCTGCCGATGTTGCTAACAGTTAATGACGGGCGTGGCAATGTGCCGGTGCTGGAATAATCAAAGCCAGTAGCCTCAATCGGCAGCCTTACATACGCTTGGCCATTCCATGTGATGTTACCAGTTACCGCTGCATTAACGCCATTATGGAAATAATAAATTGTGCTGCTGCCATGCAACGTACTGTCCAGATGCAACTGGAACAGCTCGATGATGGCATTAGGAGCCAGCACGCTGAGGTCTTCATAGACCGCGCTGATTGCTGTCCAGGTAACGCTACCATCAACAACCGTGCCATCAATCAGCGTTGGCCATGCCGGTTGCGTGGCGCCTGATGTGCCAGCAGTTGTGCACTTAAACACCAGGCCAAAGTCCTGCACCGTACTGGCGCGAACAATGGCGCCAACGGCATAGCTAGTAGCACTGGCCCAGGCTGTATATGCCATTAGGGTTCGTACACTTCCCGAAACTTGGTTTGGATTGTGTTGAAGTTACACGACCGCAGTGTCACCTGCCACTCCTCGCAAACATATTTTCCTGCGCTGCCACGCGGTGGTGTCCAGTCGAAACTTTCAACTGCATTACGCGCCTCCAAAAACGTAAGGATGTTGTCGCGTTCAGTATCAGTGCGTTCTGAAAAGGTAAGCGTCCATTCCTTTGGATCAGTGTTCAATCCAAATGTTGCGCGCATTTCATAGCCATCGCCATACTGAATCTTGGAGACACGCGGCTTGCTTGCTTCCGTTGCTTCGAAGCTCGGTGTGTAGGTAAAGGTTGCCATCAGGTCAACAATCCTCCAGGACGCTTTTGCTTGACCAGTTCAGCCTGCACGCTAGCAGCAATCGCTTTGCCCAATGCAGCACTGTTGCCACCATCACCGGAGACGCTGGTGCCTTTGGCGTCCACGCTGAC